CCCTACACGACGCTCTTCCGATCTGGTAGTCAAAAGACTGCAAGCCAGTTCCTTTCTTCTATTGGATATACTGGCATCAAATATCCTGCTGGAACCATCATGGGTGGTGCTGAGGAAGGCGATACCAACTATGTTATCTTCAAGCCTGAGGATATGAGAATCACAGAGCACACCAAGTTCTCGTTGAAGTCAAAACCAGTTCGCTTTGAAGCTGGCAAGAAACTAAGCGATGAGGAGAAGAAGGAAGTCCTTTCTACTTTGAAGGATGCTTACAAGGTGAATGGTGTTCCTTATCACATCGAAGAGACCGCTGGCGGCAAGGAGAAGAGAGTGTATGAACCTACTGCTGATAGCTATGTTGTGAGCGATATTACAAATCGTCCACTAAGATACTATATCACTTTGCCTGATGGTCGTGTGGCTCATCCTACAGAGGTCTATCCTAATATATCGGACAATGAGGTGAAGTCTTCTGCTACCAAGCAAGGTTTGCTTGATGATGAGGTTGACCAGATTGTCCGTACAGCCATTGGCAACATGAAGGATATTGCCGACAATGCCAAGGCGGTAGAGGTGCTGACCGAATTACAGAACCTACCACATGAGACACATGATGTAGGCTATGGCTTAAACCATGCTCGGTCATACAACTACAAGACTGGTATCTTCACTTCTGATGCTGCCCAAGCTATTGATTATGTGGTAAGACGAATGAGAAGAAAGGAAGATGTTCCTGCCGAGATTCCTGCTGCTTTGAAGAAGGCGGTGGCTGATAGCTATGGTATGGTTGATAACCTCATTGATGGCATGAGCACTACCAAGTTCTCGTTGAAGGATGGCGAATACTTAAAAGCAGTTAAGGACGGTGACATGGAAAAGGCTCAGAAGATGGTGAATGAAGCTGCCAAGGCTGCTGGCTATTCTACGGGTTCAAGTTATCAAGGTACTTCTGCCTTCAATGGTGCAGCACCTTGGGGTAATGGTTACTTCTTGACAAAGGAAGAACGTAAGGAGGCTTGGGATGATGGCGAGTTTGAAGGTGAATCAACTCTTGGTGATTATATCAATGATGATATTGATGGCGGCAACTTGGAGGAGTTGACCAATGCCGCATCTTATCGTGCAGCTGACCCTATGCGTAAGGAGGCTATTGATAACGTTCGTAATGCTATTCAGAAGAAAGCTAAGACTATTACAATGTATCGTAGTGTTCCTTCTGATGTGAAGGAAGGTTCTTTCCGAAATGGTGACTGGGTTACTCCAAGTCGTGCTTATGCAGTTGATAATGCAAAATTGCATGGATGGGGTGACAATTACAATATCATCGAACAAAAAGTTCCTGTTGATGATGTGTGGTTTGATGGAAACGATATTGCAGAATGGGGCTATGGTCGTGAGGAAGACTATATCAATGATACAGACTTCGCCTATAAGAACAGCAAGAACAACAAAAAGTTACTTGATGCCGTTACCTATGATGATAATGGTAATGTGATTCCTTTGTCTCAGAGATTCAATGAGAAGAATAAGGATGTGCGTTTCTCGTTGAAGGATGAGAAGACTCTTGCAGGAGTGCATAACATCACTGAGGAGAAACTGAGGAAGGCATTGAAACTGGGTGGTTTCGCCAATCCTTCTTTGGCTGTTATTGACACAAGCAAGAGTGGTCACGATAACTTTGGAGAGATTTCCTTTATCGCTCCTTCTGCTCTTGTGGATAAGCGTACTGGCAAGACTGGTGGCACTTGGATAACTGATGCCTATACTCAGCGTTATCCTTCCGTAGAGCGACAAATGAGTGAAAAGGGGTATCGGAAGTTTGAAGACTGGGTTGATAGCCTTGATTACCCAAGTGGAGCTAAGGCTGAGATTGAGAGACAGACCAAGGATGTATTGGAGGACAATGGTGTTCCTGCTTGGGAGTTGATGTATCTTAAAGAAAAGGGCATTGATATTAAAGCGTATGATTCTAATGTTGATTATCGCTGGAAAGAGATTATCAGTGACCATCCTACTGCTGAGGATATTCTGAATAGTATGAAGACTGACCCTGAACTGAATGAAAAGGTTACAAGTCTGGCTAAGCATACCATCATTTACCCTACATGGGAAAAGGTTTCTTTGGAGGTAAGAAGAAAGATGTATAAGGAGACTGGTGTTAAGGCTAGCCCTATCAATCCACAAGTAAGAAAACAAACTAAGGAAATCTTTGAGCGTGACTATGCGCCAAGTCTTCTTAACAAGAATGGTACACCAAAGAAATCCGATGTAAAGAAGGTTGTTGAACAGATGGTGAAGGAGCACAACGACACCAAGAAGTATGACTTCTATCTGTCTAAGGTGAAGGCAAGCAATTACGTCAACAAGAATGGTCTTTATGATGATTACATCAGATGGCAGGAGAACAAACTGGATGAGTTCGGTACGAAGAACCGTATCTTCCGTGGCTATACTAAGGATGGCTCTCGAAAGTATGTGCCTGAGACTCTTGAAAATGTTTCAAAGGTTATGAGGGAAGAAGCGGATGGTCAAACCAATGGAAGTGAATATACCTCGTTTGGTAGCTTTATTGCAAAGTTGGCTAGCCGTGTTGACTCTACAGACGAAATGCGTGCCAACAAGGATAAGTTGTCTTCTAATAAGGATAAGGAAGAGTTCTACGAGAAATGGAATGTGGTTTATTACGAACTTTCCAAGTTCTTGTATAATGATGTGTTCTATGGTGAGCAGAGGCTTCACGATATAGTATTGCAGTCTGACCCTAAGAAGTATGCCAAGAAAGAATATGGCATTACCCTTACTCCTACATTCATGAAGAAGCTGGATGCCTTGAAGAACGCAGTACAGACAGAGTTGAAGAGTGCATACTTTGAGACGAAGTACAACAGACCTCTCCATCTTAATGAGTTTGCTGCTGCCGTGGTTCCTAGCAACTTGGGCGAAGATGTACGCAAGGGAATTGAAGATGCTGGCTTACCAATGTATGACTACGACCCGAATAAGGAAGGTGACCGTAGTCGTGCCTTCAATGAAGCTATCAATAGCAGCGACAATATCCGATTCTCTCTCGCTGGTGAGCGTGGTGCGGCTGCTGCTGACAAGGCAGAGGAGCGAACTGCTCGTATGGATAATCTCTCCGTGGCTCGTAAGATGGAAGAGGAGAAGAAGGATGCCAAGGCTATCAAAATGGCTACTGGCTGGGAGCGTGGTGCTGATGGTAAGTGGAGATACGAAATGCCTGATGCCAATATAAAGGACACGATGGACGTAGGCGGTGGGCACATCGTTAAGCGTTACGAGGATGATATGCTCTGGAATGGCGGCAAACTATCTAAGGTGATTGATGCACCTGAATTATTTAAGGCTTATCCTCAGTTGAAAGATGTGCGTATTGAAACGGATGCCATTATGAACGATATGCCTTCAAATGGTGAATATAATTCAAAAACCAACACCATAACCATCCATGCTGATGAGTTGAAATATATGAATGGCATATTGAATCACGAGATTCAGCACGCTATTCAGGATATTGAAGGCTTTGCCAAGGGTGGTAGTCCTAGATTGGTTAGAGGTGAGGTTAAGAAGAAATTAAACGAGGTAACCAAGCAGATTAGGCAGTTACGAGCAGAAGGCAAGGAAGATGAGGCAAAGGCTCTGATTGAGAAGAACAGAGGTCTTTATAATGCTTATCAGAAGAATGATGATTACAATAGTTACAAGTCACTCGCTGGTGAGGTGGAAGCTCGCAACGTATCTGCCCGAATGAACATGACTCCTGAGGAGAGAAGAAAAACTCTCGCTGAATCTACTGAGGACGTGGCTCGTAAAGACCAGATTTTCTTGGGCGTGGGCGATGTGTCCTTCTCTCTCCGTGATATGGCTGACGGAAAGGAGAGTGGGGCGGCTGATATGGCTGAGGACTTGAAGAGTCTGAATACTCCTGATGAGGTGGATGATGCTATCAAGACTGCCATTGAGGATATGCCGAGCGGCTGGAAGATGGCTAACAAGAAGATGATTCATATTGTTCAGGCTCTGGGCGAGAACCGCAAGGCAGAGATTGCTGGCGAGGAACCTAAGTTCTCCCTGAAGGATGGCACTCTCATTAAGGCTGGAACATACTTTAGCGGTGGCGGTCTTGTTGAAGAAGGCTTGAAGGGTATCATCGACCCAGTGGTGGCAGTTGAGTATGACGAGAAGATAAGCGGTGTATATCGCAATAACTTCGGGCAGCACATCGTTACTGCTGATGTTCGTGATGTTGACCCTAAGGAGTTGGTGAAGCAGATAGATGGCGAGGTAGAGTACTTCCATGCCAGCCCAGTCTGCAAGAACTACTCTCAGGCGAAGAGTAACCATGCTGAGGTGGAACTTGACAAGGAGACTGCTGCTAGTACTGCCGAGTTCATCAATGCTATCAAGCCAAAGGTGGTAACCATTGAGAACGTGAAGGGATATAAGGATTCAGATGCCATGAAGACTATTACCGATGCTCTGGATGCAAACGGCTATACTTGGGATGCTGATGTTTATAACGCTGCTGACTATGGCGGCTACACCAACCGAGAGAGATTGATTGTCCGTGCGGTTCGTGATGGCGAACTCCCTGCCAAGCCAAAGAAGATGGCACACAAGAGCGGTTGGTATGAAGCTGTGGCTGATATTATCCCGACCCTGACCGAGAAGAAGAATGGTGTGGCTCCTTGGATGGATATTCGATTGAAGGCAGATGGCATTGACTGGCGGAACATTGACAAGCCATTATATGTGATGGGTAGTGCCTACGCAGACGGAAAGATTCCTCATGCCTTCGCTGATGAACTCCTGCCAACACTCAGAACCAAGAGCGGTGACGTGATTGTGATGCCTGACGGCAAGGTATATCGTGCCATGGGCAGAGTGCTTGCAAGAGTATCAGGAGTGAGCGATGATTACAAGATGCCATTCTCCGAGAATCTGAGCCATACCATCATCGGCAACGGAATCCCTACCCAGTTGACCGAGCATGTTATTGCTCCTCTGCTTACTGGCTCTGACCCTAAGTTTAGCATCCGTACCTATCATGGTACTGGTGCTAGCTTTGATAAGTTCGATTTCAGCCACATGGGTGAAGGCGAAGGTTCGCAAGCATTTGGTTGGGGTGGTTATGTTACTAACTCTAAGGAAATTGCTGAGGACTACACAAGACGTGCCAAAATGAGAAAAAATAATGGTGGCTTTGAATTTGTGACAGATTTGTCTGACAGCAACAAAGATATGGTAAGACACTATATCTATAAATATAAAGATGTAGATAAGGGATTGGATGCTATGAGAAAAGACCTTTCTTCTGCTCTAGAAATGTTCCCTGATGATGATAATTTGAAGGAACTTAGCGATATTCTTGCAAAGAAGAATGAGGAAATAGCTGTTCCTGATGATATTGCTTATCTTTACGATGTGGATATTCCTGATGATAATGGAGATTATCTTGACTGGGAGAATAAATTGAAAAAATCTCATTTGAATAAGGTAAATAAGGAGTTGGTTAGAATTGGCAAGGAACCTATTGAGACCATTTATCCAAGTCGTGTTGATGGTAAGGTAAGAGGTGAAGACTTGTATGATGAACTTTCCTCTATACTTGGTTCTAAAGAAGCTGCTAGTAAGTTGTTAAGTGATGCAGGATTTGTCGGTATCAAGTACCCTGCTGGAACCATCTTTGGAGGTGCAAAGGAAGATGATTACAACTACGTGATATTCGATGAGAACAATGCCAATATCGTGGGGAATACTAAGTTCTCCTTGCGCTATGACCAGTTTGAGCATGACTTGAACCAGTGGAAGAAGGATAATAATCTACCTAAGGATGCTCAGAGGCCAACCATCCCACAACGCAACGCTGGCGAGAGTGCCGTTGACTTCCTGAGAAGAGTGGACGAGTACCGCAAGCAGATGGCTCTTTGGAAGACTGCTCCAACATACGAGCAGCATCTTCTGAGTGATGATACTGCCCTTGGAGAGTTCAACCGAGAGTTGCAGCGTGGTTCCGTGCTGAAACGTATCGCCTTCCAAGATAGTATGCTGGCTATCCGCAAGGCTCAGGAAGCTATCATGAAGGAAGTTGGTGTTGACCGCCTGAATATGGCTGAGGATGCCTATACTGCCGAGAACCGCAGTCACGGCAAGGGAAAGAATGAGTTTGAGGAGTACAACAATGAGTTCTTGCAGCCACTCAGAAAGACTTATCACCAGATGAAGAAGATACTGGGTGATAGCTATGATAATGTCCGTATCTACATGATGGCTAAGCATGGCTTGGAGCGTGATGCTCAGATGGCTTTCAAGAAGTCACTGGATGCTGACTTTGAGGACGTGGCTCAGAGAAGTGCGGCATACAGGGCTTACAAGGGCGATATGAACCGTATTACCAATGATAGCGATTTGGAGTTTGGAAGAGTGGATTTCAATACTTGGAGACAGAGAGATAATGCTCTCAGAACGAAATACTCTCCTTCCTATATGGACTATCGTTATGATGAGAATGGTATCGCCTACGATTACTCAGGCTTGTCGGCTCTCTTCGGTGGCTCTGACTTTGAGGAAGCTGCCCACAAACTGGTAAGGGATATTGAGAGTAGTCATGTAGCTGAGGTGCAAGACCTTTGGAATGCTACGAATGCGGCTACAAAGAAGATTCTCCGTGATGGATATAAGGCTGGCATGATGAACAAAGATACTTATCAGTATGTGCGAGATATGTATAGCCATTATATTCCTCTCCGTGGCTGGGATGGCACTACTGCCGACCAAGTATGGGACTATGTTGGTGGTGGCAAGGGTGCGTTCAATCAGACCTTGAAGACGGCACACGGACGAACCTCTATCGCTGACGACCCTATCGCCTACATCGAGAATATGGCAGAGAGTGGAATCCTGCTGAACAACAAGAACTGGGTGAAGCAACACCTGATGCTCTTGGCTCAGAATCATCCAACTTCCCTGCTGACCCTGAGCAAGGCTTGGTACGTGAAGAGTACTGATGCCAACGGTAACGAGGAGTGGATTCCTGCTACACCTCAGATTACTTCTCAGATGAATAGCAATCAGGTGAAGGCTGCCATTAATGCTTTCGAGAAGAAGATGGAGCAGATGGCTCAGACTGGCGATGCTACCCAGCAGAGAGAAGGCTTGAATATTGCCTATCCTCAGACTCATAGCGAGGAGAGAGAGCATGAGGTGCGAGTGATGAAGGATGGCGAGGAGTATGTTATCTATGTGAATGGTGACCCTCAGTTGGCTCAGGCGATGAACAACACCAGAGCACACCGAGTAAGAGAGATTCAGAGTGGCAAACTGGATAGGGCTGCTGCTTGGTTGGGCAGAAAGATGGCTGCTGCCTATACCAGTCTTTCACCTCTCTTCATTCCTTCCAACTACTTCCGAGACCTGACCATGACGCTGGCATCTACCGTTATTCGTGAGGATGGCAGATACAACTATCTGCTCAGAAAGAATCTTGCTACTTCTTGGAATCTCGGTTTCATGCTGAAAGATTTTCAGAACGGCAAGTTGAGAGATAAGTTAAATAACGGAAACGCTACACCAAAGGAACAGATGTTCTATGACTTCATGATGAATGGTGGCGAGACTGGCTTTGTCTCTTCGCTTGATGTGGAAGACTTGAAGAAGAAATTCAAGAATGACTTGAAGGATTTGGATAAATGGAAGACGAATCCTGTAAAGGTAGGGCACACCATCATGGATGGCATCGAGTTCCTGAACAGAGCAATCGAGGATAGCAACCGATTCGCTATCTACATGACCTCTATTCAGTATGGACGTTCCATTGATGAGGCGGTGAATGATGCCAAGGACGTGACCCTGAACTTCAACCGCAAGGGTACTGGCGAATATGGCTGGCAGATGATTAGAAATCTCTATCTCTTCATCAACCCAGCAGTACAGAGTTTGCAGACTCTTGGTGCGCTTGCTAAGCATCATCCTTTCAAGTTTACGGCTGTTACTGCATCGTGGTTGGCGAGTGGTGTGCTGGTTCCTATCGTTAACGCTGCCCTGATGAATCTGTTGGGCGGTGATGATGATAAGGATAAGTACTGGCAGTTCACCAAGTGGGATAGACGAAACAACCTGATTATGTGGGTTCCTTACACACATGAGTATGTGAAGATTCCTCTTGCTCAGGAGTTCCGTGCCTTCTACGGAATCGGCGATATGATTGCATCCAAGATGATGGGTGGCGAGTTGGCTGAGGAGAGTTGGAGCCAGTATGCAGAAGACTTGCTCGGTCAGGTAGTGGATATGCTTCCGCTCGACCCGACTGGATATGATGGCAATATTGCGGTCAGCCTGATGCCGAATGCTATTCGCCCAGTCTTTGAGTTGGCTTTCAATGTTGACTTCACTGGCAAGCCATTATTCAAGGAGACAGAGTACAACAAGTATGACCCTAACTTTACCAAGGCATACGTGGGCACTCCTGATTGGTTGGTTCGTGCATCCAAGATGGTTAACTCAATCGGAAACGACTATCCTGATGTGCAGCAGAATAGTATTGATGCTTTCGGTGACCCAAGATACAATCTGAATAACCCTGCTGTGGTTGACCATGTTTTGTCTTCTTATCTCGGTGGTGCTTACACCATGGGCAGTCAGGTGCTCGGTGTTCTTACCAAGTCGCTCAACGACCCGAAGGAAATC